CCTACATACCGGACAGTTGTCGTCTGATGACGATCGTTTGTTAGGTAATGTCAGATGGGAGACTCTCTGGCGAGCATATTTGCAATAGGCTTAAAAATCAATGGCCTCTTGTGGGAACGTCGAGCAACGCTCCGAAGGAGACTAAGTAGCGCAGACGGGAAGGATGACCAACGGTCATTAGGGAAGCCGGTGATATGGGCCGGTATGTTCATAACAAACAAGCTTAACCCGGTTACATGAATTGTACTTTATGCCCTCGGCAAGTATCTTTGTTTACTGTAAATCCGACAACGGATCACAAATGGCCTGTTTGTGACAAATGTTACGTTGAATACGGAATGTAACTATTACATTAATACAGGGTAAGCCTCTCCTATTGGAGATATATGGACGGAAATCTATTATATGCGGGAATAACTAGCAATTGGAATTGGTATAATATTGGTAGAGATTTAGCTACTATTAATGCTAAAAATGAAGAGGTGGTTGACCGTGATGGACACGTTGCTGGATATATTTGTAATATTCGCGTGTCTGCAAGTGAGGCTGCGAACTTGTCTTTTGTAACAGCACCTAACACTTGGAAAATGAGGAATTCAGTTAGAAAAACACATTTTTTGCGAGAAGCAATGTTTAGAGATGCTGGTGTAACTGAGTCTGAACAGGGTAAATATGGCAAAACTTTGCGTCCACATTTACATACATTTCAGGTATCTGATGGCGTGTATAAAGATCCTTTCTTTTTGAGGCCAGCTGCAGATAATCCGTCTGCGGGTGGAGTTATAGCGGCATATGAAGCGGGCGAATGGTCATATTCGACGCTTGCATCATCCCCTTCTTGGGATAACACACCGCAATCCGATCATGATCGTTTACCGATGGCGGACACTTATACTATCGCTATATGTGGACCTAATAGAGAAGAAGCTGATGAGGGTGGCATCAAGTCTTGGAATACTATTGGTTTAATTAATTCATACAATCTTGATAGAATGGAGCAAGTACCAGATGCGACTGCTGACACTGCAATTCAAGGGACAAATAATCCCTTTGCAATGTTGAAGTCTCAATCTGTGGTTTCTGGTGAAGTTGCTGAAATAGCAGAAGACCAACAATTAGAAGAGCCACCGTATGACGTAGCAGACGATGGAGATTCTATCGAATTACTGTATCAAACTATGGTTATACAGAACACTACTGAAAGTGTAAGAAGTTTACAATTATTCGTACCTGCTGGATTATTTGCTCTTGTATCGACGGCGGATATGGCTGACGCGATTATGACAGTAGATGTAGTAGGAAAAGTTCTCTGCAAAGAAATGGCGTGAACATGAAGTTAGATATAACTACTGAAGGAAAACTACCAGATCATTTCTGGAAAATAGTTTTTTTGATTGTGGCTTGTGCGTGTGGCATTAACAGAGACTCAATCCTTTTAATCTTGGGTGTTTAAATTGGATAATGATGAAGACACACAATTAGTTCGTTGGGAAACGACAACTGCAGGTAAAACGAGAATATATTTGATTTCTCGTACACATGAACCTGTAGATATAGATAGAATGCGGAGAGTTACAGGGTCTACGTATTTACATAGAACCATTACTGTACGCAGATCAGGGCACTTTAGAGTCCCATTAAAGTCATCAAGTCAGGATTCGAAGTCGAAAGCTGCGGCTTTCCCAGTAGAACCGAAGACGCTTGGTGGCACTAACACTTTCAAACCATTTTGGCAGAATGGCAAACCTAAATGTAAGAAAGGATATAGATATGACTATAAAAGACGACTTTGCGTCAAGCAATCATGATTCCTTGCGATGATTGTGGAACAGAGGATGCAGTAATAGTGAAAACCATACAAATCTTGGGACAAGAGCCGATAGTTCATACTCATCTTTGTTTATGTTGTTTTTGCGAACTGGAAACTTAATATGAATCCTGTTAAATATAAATGTCCACGATGTGGACACATTACTAGATCACACTCGACTGGGGTTCATTCCCATTCAAGTCGTAAGTGTGGAGCTCCAGGATGTACGCGTAGTTTAAGTAGGCGACATCAGGTGGAATAGATGTGGCTTACTACGAGACCGTGGATGGTGAAACAGTTGTTTTATGTGATTGTTATGATTGTGAATGGGTTTTACAGTCACAATTTAACGGCCTTGAATCTCATAGGCCTCAATTCACACTCGCAGAGTATCAGGATCATAGAGTAGAAAGACAGAGATCATATAATGAGTATACAATTCGACAAGCGGAGCAGAAGAGCATAGCGCGACCGAAGGAGACGGAGGCTCCTGGAGAGCATGGAAGATCTCCAGGGGTCACCACTCGATTCAACCTACATACCGGACAGTTGTCGTCTGATGACGATCGTTTGTTAGGTAATGTCAGATGGGAGACTCTCTGGCGAGCAT